AGCGATGACGGACGTTACGTTGTCAACGATGAGCTCTACATCACCGCATTGTCGACCATCCTCGATTCAAACAAGGCCGTCAACGTCACTGTTCGTGTTGAAGCATCCATTGTTACCCTCGGTGCAAAGGACTTCATGGCAATTGCAATCCAATCGACAGCCGCAGACAACTGAGGTGTTTACCTTGGTGAAAGTCGAAGGAACCCTTGATGAACTCAAGGCGCTGTTTGTTGAGAGTGCAAAACAAGAAGCACGATCTACAGCAAAGCGAGCAGGAAAGAAAGCAGTCAAGAAGGCTGTTAAGACTGTCAAGCGAGCACCATCCGCGTATAACAAATACATGAAGAAGGAACTCGCCAAGCTAAAGAAGCTGCATCCACGAATGACTCACCAAGCACGTTTCAAGAAAGCGGCTAAGAGTTGGAAGAGTGCATCGAAAAAGAAGGGGCGAAAGAAATGAGTCGCACAGTGATGTTCGACACTATCCTACGTGGCTGCACTGCAACTTATACAGCAGCTCCAACAAATGGATGGGTCACGGATAATACTCCTTGGAATCGTGAAGGTGGCAGCCACATATACACACAAGACTCCATCGACATTGGCGGTATGACTACCACCCAAGAAGAGACCTTCTTTCCTCAAGCAGCCACAATTCAGAACTCACCTTTCTACTCAGCACCCGGCGTTCTTAATCCTGGCGAAGCACCTTACGGAACTTTGTTTGAATGGGTTTTGATTACTGAGTCACCTTTCGACGTCTCGAAGTGGATTGCAGACCAATCATACTCAATTGCTGGACAAACATTTAACACTCAATTTACTTGCCCTGGTATTGATCCACGTCGCACGACAATTCAGAACGAAACAATTGGATTCGATAACATCCTTTACGGTCGTGTTCAGATGATCTCTAACAATTCTTCCTTGCCGCAGCAAGCAGGAGTCGTATATGCAACAGAAGAATTTGGATCAATGACACCAACCGCATCAGACCGGTTGTACGTTACCAGGATCGTCAAAGTACAAACATACGGCATCGCTGCTCAAGCAGGTTTCACAATCCAACTTCCTCACATGCGTGTTATCATTGTTGGCAGTGGCAAGGAAGAAAACGATCTCTCCTACATCATGCGACTTCGACAGTCCTACAAGCTTGCACAGGATTTGAATTGAATGGAACTTGAGTGGTGGAAGTTGCTGGGTCAACAGACTCGTCAGAATCCAATCACTACTGCCGAGGTTGTTCAAGCACCAACTCCTAAAGCACTTGACCCAAAGACCGACATTAACTTTGAAGCAATTGGCGCCATGGCCGGTGCTACTATTGGGTTCGGCACTTACGTGTGGACCTACCCCATCGTTTGGATTGATGGACCTCTTCCTGTTGTTGACGCCCTATGGTTTGGCGGACTTGCATTTAACACAAGCAAGTGGGCAAACGTGGGCAGAAGTTACGGGAAGAAACTCGACATGGTCGAGGAAGTGTTACTATGACATCAGAAGAAAAACCAATTGAAGAAATGAAATCACCAAGCAAGACCGAACGATTTGCAACGTGGTTGATGACCCGTGAAGAACGACGTGCAGAGAAAGAATCCAACCTCGAAAGTCTCATCCGACTTAACGTGCTTGTGTCCTTTCTCACTCTCGGTTTGGTCGGTGGCTTCGAAACTGTTCAAGTTGCTATCTCACTGATCCCTTACTTGGGTTGACATAGCATACAACTCTGAACCCAGAGGAAGTTGTATTCACATCGAACGACTTCACCAGTGCTTAGGCGTTGGTTGTGCTTGCAGAAGTAAGTCTCATTGCAGGTTTCACATCTGACGCACATCACTCTTCCTCCTCAGCAAATGACAACTGTCCACAACCTTCACACATAATGTACAACCGTCCTTCTTGCCATTCGATGCATGCGCGTGGAGATAAACTCCAACCGTTGCGATCGGAGCGAGCACAATTACATTGAATCATGCATCGCATTGATTGGTCTTTGGTCAAAGTGACTGGCTTCATTCAGAAGCCTCCGTACATTCACAGTATTGGCGGATATCTCTATCTTCATCCCAACTTTGCCAATTGAGAGCAAATCCACATTTCAAACAAGTGTTCATTGTTCCGCCGCCTTCTTGAGTGCTGCAAGTGCTCGACGGTCACGGATGATACGTGCGCAGCCATCTTTGCCCATAGTAGACACTGCTGCGTCTACAATCTGTGACATCTTGTAGCCTTCATTCTTCATGTCTTGCAGGATTCTATCCGTCTCATCGCTCACCGTTATGCTGTATTGGTTCCCCATAACACGCCCAAGTAGTTCCCAATAATAATGTTATTCCTAATTGACTCAGAAAAAAGGGGTAGGCAGAATAATATCATATGGCTTCTTGCCAAGGGATGGTGTGGTGGGTAAGACTATCCTATGGCGTGCCACCGGTAGAGAAGATTAAGTGCTGGATGTGGGGTACTTGCGTTGTCCGGGGGAGCCGGTCAGTTAATTCATGCACTGAAACAACCCCCGGACACCCCAATAAGAGATGATTAAGAATGGCAACAAAGAAGACTTCAACCTTTACCCTAACCGAACGAGTGACGATTACCGCCGCTAACACTGAGACACTTGCAGGTATTGACCTCGGCAGTTATGTCGATGTTGGTGATCGCCAAGCACTTCAAGTTCATTCCGTGGACTTCATCTTCCAAGGCACTACTGCTTCGGAGCGCATTCCAATCGCACTTGGTGGCAATGGTGCAATCATGGTTCAAGTTACCGACCTCAATCGTGGCGGCTTGGTGTTTGCCAACGATCGTGCTCTTTGCGCATCCGGTCACATTGATTACTTGGCCAACGGTGGATTAAACATGGAAACCGACCTTTACCCAGACAACTTTGGCAAAGGCAGCGATGACGGACGTTACGTTGTCAACGATGAGCTCTACATCACCGCATTGTCGACCATCCTCGATTCAAACAAGGCCGTCAACGTCACTGTTCGTGTTGAAGCATCCATTGTTACCCTCGGT